AAGGCGTTAAGCCCTGGTAGGAGTTCTTTAAGCATTTGCGCTCTTGAAATTGCCATTACTTAATTCTCCTTATACACCAAGCTTGGTTTCGTAAGCGTGACTTAAAGGCAGATAGGTCACAATACAGTCGGTGAAGGCATCGCCTACAGCACTGGTTGGGCCATCTACGAAATCAACGATACGCAGTGGTAATGTATTAGTCGTAGCGATAGAGCCGCCGTCTAAGGCGTTCTTACTTCGACCGATGGATGTTGAACCGGCAGTGTTAACCGCTGAGACATTGTTTCCAAGTCCAGTTTGTGCAATAGCTTCATCAGCTTGCATACGGAATAACAGCTTAGGATCGTCAACAACGTAAGCAACAATATCATCAGCAGCAGTTGATGCTGGGAATTGTTGATTGAACGTCATCTGGTTTGTAGTTGGATCTGTGTAAGCGCAGCCTACAAAAATACCAACGGTGCCAGCAGCAACAGAAGTTGTTACAGCAGCTTTTTCAACAGTTCCGGCAGCAACGAGCTTTACGAAATCACCATAAAAAATGGCGGTTGCATATGCGTTTGCAATCTTGATATGACGAATTTTCCCAGTAAATGAGCCACTCGCACTCAAGGTATCAACCGGCTCTGCACCTGTGGGGGTAGCAGCGATAGCCATAATAGGCCTCCTAGTTAATTAAGGGCCAACCCCTGCTTAGGGTTAACCTCTTCCAAAAGTTGTCCTGGTGCTACGCTCTGGAGAGAGCATTGGCATCCGAGGATCGTTTTCTCTTAGATAGTTGTTATCAACCGAACTCATCTGTTGTTCAGCAACATTTTTGTAGTGTCTTGAACGAGCAGCCATTTTTTCTTCTGGCGCTTTGCACAATAATAATCCACCCACTTCAATATTACCTTCAAACCGAGAGCCTATATCCGACTGTAACATCAGTTCTGGGTGATCGTCGGCCCTTACAGGCTGCCATCCTTCCCGAAACATCTTAGATGTATGCGTATTATCAGACTCTCCTAGAATACTGGTTCTGACCCATCTAAAAACCCATCCATCTTGTGGATCGGGATCTGGAAGGATAGAAGCAGGACTCCATGTATCTGTCGGTCTTGCATCAACTTCTCTAGAGTTGCTTTTTCTTGGTGTGCGCTCATCAGTCATTACGAAGTCTCCTTGGCGAGTTGCCTCGCATACTGTTCTGGTTTTAAACCCAACCTCTTGGCGAGAGATAATTGGGTAGCCGTCAACCGTACTTTGCGCGGTTTAGCACCATTACTCCGTGAGGAGGGGGCTACCACCGACGAGGGCTGATTGTGAGTCACGGGCGCGCCACGGCTATATGTGTCGCTATTATCCTCCCAATCATGTTCTGGAAATGCTTGCCTTAAACGAGCATCAATCTGCCTAAAATACTCCTGAGAGTTAGGCTGAATTCCTCTTTTTATTAAACCTGCATGAGCACCATACGCCAGACTGGTCATTTCTTCAAACCCGTCTTGCATAAACCAAGTGTTCTTAGATGCCCACTGCTGGGCCTCTGGATCTACCTGCGGCACCTGCTGCTGTTGTTGTTGAGCAACATTTTGAACTGACTGCTCAGCAATTTGCTGCTGATACATCTGTTGTTCGTACTGCTCTCTTTGAACTTGCTGAGATGAAAGCTGTTGAGCATGACGCTCTGCCTCACCAACTTCAGCTTGCGCTCTCATAAGATCTTCTTGAGCATTAACGACATTATCGGTGTCGCCTTCCTCATAAGCTTTCTTATAATTGCTTCTTGCTTGTTGCAAAGAGAGTTCTGCTCTTTGTTTTATCTGGGCAACTAATGCGCCTTCACCACGATTAATTAAAGATTCGTACTCTTTGTTCTTCGCTGAAAGCTGTTGAGCAACACGAACAGCTTCTTCACGCATCCTTTCTGCGGCTTCCCGCTGGCGGCGCTCTTCATGCTGCTCGTATCGTAGTTTGTTAATTCTTTTTTGAACTTTATCGCTATAGCCACTTAGCTCGTCATCATCTTCTGTATCAGAATCTTCTGCCGATCTAGGAGCCCTACGATCTTCTTCACCTCTATCGTCAATAACCTCAAGCTCAATGTCTGAGTCTTGATCGTCAGAGGATTTCTTACCGATCTGGGTGCGGACACCAAAGAATTTTTCTTCGGGACTGTGCTGCTGACCTAAGTCAGTATCTTCTGCTTCACTCATACCTTAACGATGCCTCTTGGATCTTCGACAACAGCCTCAACGGAGTCATCATTGATTAAACGAAATTCCTTACCATGCACTTTAAATCTAGTACCTGAGTAAGACCTCATTAGAATCCAATCACCTTTCTGGCAATAAGGGCCATCAGGAAATCGCTTAGGGTCATTGTAAGCACCAGCTCCCATTTCGAGAACCATGCCGACAATAGACCCTACTTCCTCATCACGAATTGTAGAGTGTGCCTTTAGTATGCCACCTTCCGTCAATTCATCAGGCTCTGGTAGAGCGATCAACAGCTTAAACCCTTTGGGGGTAGGCAACTGCTTCGCCTTGCGAGAATCATCCTCTTCAGGTGTCTCGTTATTTGCTAATGCTTCAGACATTAGTGTTTCCTTCAGCACTGGAAATCAGCGTCCAGAGTCGCTTGCACCGCTTTTGCGGGGAATTACGTCGATTCAGCCCTCTGTTTGAGGTCTAAAATCTCACGTTCTGCTAGTGCTAAACCCTCGATAATGCCGCAAATCTTGGCGTATTCGCCGTAATCTTTGCAGCCACCACCGCTAACATGGTCAGCATATTCATTCATTTGAGATCTGATCGCATTTTTTAAAACATCAAAGACGTTATCATGAATATTAGTCATTCATAAGATCCTTAGCGATCTCAATTCCAATCTTCATACCGTCAAGTTGCTCTTTTGAAGCAATGCGCCGATCTTCAAGCTCTTGTTGTGTGTTTGTTTCAGAGATACGAGCGCCAAGCCTGCCCTGCTCTATCTGCATCTGTTGATCAAGACGTTGCTTATCAAGCTGAGCCTTAGCCATTAGCTTTTGACCTTCTAGCTGAAGCTTAGCTTGGTCTGATTGAGCCTTAGATTGGGCAGCCATCTCTTTAATCTGCAATTCTTTCTGCTGCATCTGGACAAGAGGGTCTTTAGCCTGCTCTTGAGCCTTCTTCTGCTGAGCCTCTTGCTGGTTCTTACCTTTAAGCTGCTCGGCAGCCATACTTGCAAGCTGAGATATTCTGAATTCAATGTCTTCTGGCAAGCTTTCCCCTGGCGGTGGAAGCTCAAAGCCAAGCTGTTTCTCAACATCCGCTCTATATTTAAACGCTAAGTGTTCTTGAACGTGAGCAGAAAGCTCAGCCATAGCCTTTTTAGCATTAGGACTCTTGCCCATAACCTCTAATACTTTAGGATCTTGCGCCATAGCCATGTGAGTTTGTATGTGAGCCTCATGGTCTTGATAAGCAAATGCCTTAACAGGCTTGCCATTTATGATGTTCATGTTCTCACTGACTGGATCTGTAGGCTGCATATCGTCATCCGTAGGCACAATCTTGTCTGCATCACGGATATTAAGGATTTCTAGCATTTGACGGTGCAATAACGGCAAGTCATACATCTCAGGCGCTTGTTGAGCCAGTTGAAGTGCTGCTTGGTACTGCATAATGCGCTGAGCCATCGTTCCTGCGTTAGGATCGCTGACTGGAATGATGTCTACACGATCATCGAAGTCAGAACCTACTAAAGGCTCTTTATCTTCGTCGTATGGGTAAGCTTCTGGCCCAAAATCGCGCACAATACCGCTTAATAGACGCAACTCCACCTTCATAGAGGCGTGCATACGGGCCTGAACGGCGCTCATGACCTTCATTGACCGCTCTAGTATCGCTAAAGTGGTTCCAACAGGCGCTTCCGCGTTCATATCCGCTGCTTTTACGTCCGCAGCCGAAGCAAAACGTCTTCCTTCCTCTACGATGTCGCCCATAAGCTGGTACAAGACCGTACTTGGCTCTTTGTAGGGCAAGAAACTGATATTTTCTTTGATTGATCCACCAGGAACGTCCACATCACGGAACTCACCAGGCATAATCGGGGTGTCATCACCCTTAATTCTTAATCCTCTAGCTTTTAAACCACCTGGTAGGTTGGCTAGGGTGCCAGCATCTACCAATTGACGAAGCAATGAGGTTGCTGACTTGGCTAAACCGCCAATCATGTGAATAAGACCGAAGCCATAGAATCCAAGACCAGGCATATACTGATAATGAACGAAGTGCTCACGCTTCATCTGGTACTCATCGTTTTCATACCAATTTCGACGAATCGACAAAACAGTTCTAGAGTTAAGCTCAATAGAAACAACGTAGGGTAACTGAATACCTGTAGGCTCGCCCTTCGCTGTATCTTCAAATCCAATCAAATCCAGATCAACCATCATCTCTAGAATGGTATGACGCGAATCTAAGTCGTAATTAGCTGAGTCGCCAGTAAGCTCATTGTACTTTCGCTCGATATCATCGTAGTCAGGTGCTGCCGATGGAATATCTACGTCTGCGTAGAAGCCGTTAATCTGCAACTTACGGATATCATTCGCGCTACGCTTCATGATATGGGTTGCTCTCTCGCAAGTCACAAGATCAGAAGCGCCATAACTGACAACAAAATCTTCAGCAGGCACGAACATGCTGCAAGGCCGACCCATAGTTGGATCAAAATAAACCTTACGGAAAGCTGAGCCAGCTAACGGCAGAGAGAACAACATACGCTCTGTCTCTGAGCGGTACTCAGTCATCTTCTCAGTCAACAAGTAGTTAAGATAATCTTGAACTCGATTAGCTTGCTTCTCCTTGTCTGTGCTCATAGCGCCAACAACAGATGTCTTGACTGGGCCGCTGGCAGGGAAAAGCTCTTGTATAGCCTGAGATTGGAATTTTATTACTGACTCAGTCAGTAGTGGATGGAATACGCCACAAGCGCCATCCCAAGGGGTAGTTCTGTTTTCGTGCTTTAGGCCTAGAAGATCCAAACCTTCGATATAGGTTCGCTCCCAGTCAGCACGACTTTCTTTGTCAGATTTAAAAGCGCCAACAAGCTCCGAAGCAAGGCCTTGCAACTCCCTGTCTTCAATATACTCAGCAAGGTTAGCGTCATGAGGGATTTCTCCATCAACACCAGTATCAGCATTAAACTCAAAGATCATGCCGCCATCTTCTGTTTCAATA